AGGGTATGGAGCTTGGGAGCTTGAGCCCCAAGTGGACGAACGTTGGGGCGTGGTGCGACGAATACCTGATGGGGATGGAGATGCTGGACCGGCTCTACCTGCGTCTGGCCACCCGTGGGTCCAAGCTCCTGCTGACGTTCACCCCCAAGGACGGCACGACGGAGACGGTGCGCTACTACTTGGACGGGGCCCAAACTGTTGAGTCGAGGCGGGCCGAGCTGCTACGGAACGTGGAGGTGCCCTACCATCAGGAGAACGAGCCCAAGAACACGGGCATCGTCTACTTCCACAGCAAGGACAACCCTTGGTCTGGCTACGAGAGCATTGCAGAGCAATGTCGGGCCAAGGGTGACGACGCCTACACGCTCACTGCGGCCTATGGCGTGCCCACCAAGACGCTCACAACGCGCTTCCCGGGCTTCTCCATTGAGGTGAACGTCATTGAACCGGAGAAGGTGCCCAAGAAGGACTGCACCCACTTTATGGTGCTGGACCCGGCGGGGCGCAAAAACTGGTTTATGTGCTGGATTGTGGTCGATCCCAGCGACACTTGGTACGTGGTAGCCGAGTGGCCGGACATCAACGTGGGGGAATGGGCCGAGATGCGGGGCGGGAAGTGGATGAACGGCCCCGGTGCCAAGGGATTGGGGTATGGCATAGGCGACTACGTGGCTCTGATTGGCCAGATTGAGCAGGACTTGGGACTGAAGCCTCTTGAGCGTCTCATCGACCCGCGCCTAGGAGCCCAGAAATATCAGACCCAGAACGGCGCCTCGTCCATCATTGAGGACTTGGGCGACAACGGACTGGTGTTTGTGCCAGCCCCGGGGCTGGACATCGAGGATGGGCTTCAGGCCCTGCAAACCAAGATGGCCTACGACCGGAAGAAGCCGATGGATAGCATCAACCGGCCCCGCATCTACATCAGCAATCGCTGCCAGAACATCATTACAGCCATTCAGGAGTACACGGCTGAAGGCGGGCTGGATGAAGCGTGGAAGGACCCAGTGGATGTCCTTCGATATGCTGCCATAGCCGACATCCGGCACATTTCACCCGGCCAGATGGCCATAACCCGCCCTAAGAATGCATTCTACTAACCTAGTGTCCTTCAAGGACCTTGCGGATGAGCTCAAGATTAGCCGTTTCGAGCTGGCCCGAATTAGAGACGAGAAGCTCTCCGACGAAGAGCACACCACCATTCAAGGCAAGAAGTGGTTCACTCAGGAGGGGGCGGAGAAGGTGCGCTTGGCTGTGGCCGTACCCTTGGCCGTGCCCAAGCGCATCCGCTTGCGGGCCGTCAAGGCGGCGCCCAACCCCCATTGGATTTACTGCATCCCTGAGACAGGCCTTGGGGACAAGGTGTTGGTGGCCGTGAAACCGAGCTGGTGTGATAGGCTGGTGGGCAAGCTAATCAACGTAGATGTCATCGAAGACGCCAATGGCGGCAAAACCTACCGGCACGAAACCCTCGGAGGAAAGTGACCTGTCACTTTGCCCTGAGTGGCAGGCTGAGCAGGTGGACCGGCTGTTGGGCTTTGAAATCCTGACGCGAGCGTTGTCGGCCTGCTACCAGCCAGTCTCCCCTGAGCTGCTGGGCGACAAGCTTGGGGTGGGCAAGGGTTTCTCTAATCGCATCATCGTAGACATTAAGCGCAGGTATTCCTATGGAAAATGACACTCAAGAGGCCTTGACGTATGTAAGCGCCAAGCCCGACGTGCTTGCGCTGAAGAATGCCTACGACCGCACGGTGAACGATTTGGCGTGGTATCTGTCGTCCACCCGCGACAGCTATGATTACCGACGCAACATCTGGCCGAACAAAGCAAAAGACCTGCGTAAGTGGGGCCCGGACGCCTTCCCCTTTGAAGGAGCATCGGACACGGAGGTGCCCCTCATTGACCAGTTTATCAACACTTACGTTGCGCTGTGTATGTCGGCGCTGTCGCGGGCAAACATCCGCGCCTACCCGGTAGAGCTGGGCGACCTTCAGCGGGCTCGGGTTACCTCGGCCTTCCTGAAGTGGATGGTGGCGGCGTACATCCCTGACTTCAAGCGTCAGATGGAGCTGGGGGCCAACTACCTCTTTGAGCGTGGCATTATGGTGAGCTACGTGGGGTGGCAGAAGGAGGACCGCACGTTCCGTCAGCGGGTGGAGCTGGCGCAGATTGCTCAGGCCAGCCCAGATTTGGCCAGCCTCATCATTGAGGGCAAGGCCGACGACCAGATTGCCATCCTGCTCACCCAGCAGTTTAAGGGCGTGACGGAGAAACAGGCCAAGATTGCCGTTAAGGAGCTCCGCAAGACGGGCACGACGGAGCTGTCCGTGGTGCGTCAGTCGGTGAATGGCCCGGTGGTGAACGCCCTAGCCCCTGACGGGGATGTGTTCTTCCCGGCCTACACCACCGACTACCAGAAGGCCCCGTATTGCTTCCTGCGCGTCCTGATGTCGGCCCAGCAGCTTGAGAACAAGGTGGCGACGGAGGGCTGGGACTCCGACTGGGTGGACAACGTGATGGCCCAACAGCCCGTCTCCATCGATCTCACCGACCCCCGTACCAACACGGAGACCAATCGCTCGGCTCAGCAGATGACCAATGAGCTGTACGAGGTCATCTACGCCTACCAGCGGATGGTGAAGCGGGAGGATGGCTCGCAGGGCATCTACTGCACGGTGTTCAACCAGAAGTGGACGGGCCGGGATGGTGAGCCCAAGTATGCCAAGTTTGAGCTTTTGAACGGCTACGACGACTATCCCTTTGTCGTCACTAAGCTGTTTGAGGACAACAAGCGCCTGTACGAGCTGGCGACGGTGCCGGAGATGCTGCGCGGCCTGCAATGGGCCATCAAGGGCGAGCGGGACAGCCGTTCCGACCGCAACAGTATGGCGACCATCCCGCCCCTGCTCTACCCCGTGACGGGTCAGCCGCCCACGGATTACGGCCCGGCGGCTCGCATCCCCTATCGGCGGATGGGGGAGATTCAGTTTGGGCCTACGCCCCCGTACAACCCGGGCAGCGTGGAGCTGGAACAAACGATGCTCCAGCAGGCGAACACGATGATGGGCTTGGATCACGAGAATCCGATGTCCCGCATCCGTCAGCAGCACTTCGTGGACAAGTTTTTGCACCACGTTCGTGATGTCATCCGGCTGGCCTTCAAGTGCTACCAGCGTTTTGGCCCCGAGCAGGTGTTTTTCCGCGTCACGGGCGTGTCCGATCCCCAGCGTTTCAGCCGTGGCGACCCGAACGAGAACTTCGACATCGTGGTCAACTACGATGTGTTGTCCGCTGACCCCGAAAACCTCGAAACCCAGCTCAATCAGTTTGTGAGCTTGGTCCAATTCGACCGGAATGGCCGCATCAATATGGACCGGATGCTGGAAGTGATGGCCTCAGCCGTCAATCCGGTGCTGGCCGATGCCGTTCTCCAGCCTGCCGAGGAGGCCCAGCAGCAGATCGTCAAGCAAGTGACTGACGACCTGTCCAAGATTTACGCTGGCATCGAGGTTGGGGCTCGTCCGAATGGCGCTCAGGTGGCGATGCAAACCATCCAGCAGTATTTGCAGCAGCCGGACGTTGGTCAGCGCTTCCAGCAGGACAAGCCGTTCCAAGACCGGCTCAACAAGTATATGCAGCAGTACCAATTCCAGATGCAGCAGATGCAGAATGCACAGATCGGGAAGATTGGTACTGCTCCCGCCCAGATGGGCGACGTAAGCACGCAGGGCCTTAGCGCCTGAGCGCTTCCCAGCGTTCCTTGACGGCCTTGTAGTTGGACCGCTCCAGTATGTCGTTCAGGGTGCAGATGCGCCCGGCGATCTGCTGGAGCATTTCCGTGGGCCGGTCTTCAAGGTTGGCGATCCAATGTTCGCGGGCGTCGTGCAAGGAGGTCAGAAACTCAAGGAAGTGCTCGTTGTTCTGAAGGATTTCTAGGGACTTAGGGTTCATAAAGGGATGCCCAAGCGGGGCTCCAACCCGCATCTTCGCTCAATCCCCAAGGGGTTGCCTTCCACGCCGGTGGGCGGGGCCTTGGTAGAACGCCCGGAATCCGGGCCAGCGAAATGCTATGCTTTGCACCATTG